TCTTTTCTTGGAATTCTTGCTTCATCATCTGAAGTTTTTCTTGTGACGCTCTATCTGCTTCAGCTCTTTCGTTTTGTTCTTTTCTAATACGCTCTGCAGAATTTTTAAGTTTACGAGAAGTTTCTTGTACAGATTCTGACGTAGATATTGCAATTAGATCTTCTATTTTAGCCTGGCCATTTTGTATAGCAGCTTGAGATAAAGATTTAATTTGTTGGTAAAGAGCAGTGTCTTCTGTAGAGTTACCTACAAATATATCCATCTCGGAAGCAGCAAACTCGTCAAAGTAATCTATCATTACCATACCCATGTCGTCCATAAGATACTGGGCTCTTTTTGGATTCTTTTTGTAAGCATACTTAGCACAGTCTAAAAATTTAGTCATTGCTCGTTTACGGAAGTTGCTATCTACTGCAAACCATTTTTCTGTAATGTGAGAAGTTTGTGCAACTTCACGCTCTACATTTCCTACAGCCTCACGGTTTTGTATTTGTCCTTCTCTTGCGCCAGATACTCCTGCAAGTTTACCAAGTGTATTCTCAATATCCACTAGTATATTAGTATACATCTGAATTGCATTAGGATCTCCTATCTGTACATTAGTAGCAGTCAAAGTATTGTATGCTCCTGCAGACTTACCTTGAGAAGGGCCCTTTAGTATTTCGTTTGTAGGATCTAAGAATCCAAATTTATTTACTGTAATATAACGTATCCATTCAGCAGGTTTCCATCCTGCAGGAATCATAGACGCATTAATTGCAGCAAAGTTTCCTTTATATGTAGCAATTTCTAACTCACGTTTATAATATGCAATATCATAAGAATAAGTAAGAGGCTTCATTATATCTGACAAAGACTGTACACGTGAATCATTAGTACTATTTACAGAACCAATAAATGGAGGCGTACCTTTAGATTTATTAACTAATGATTTTCCAGAGTAAGCAATAGGTTTCATTCCTACATAAATATCGTCTCCAATCTTAGTAGCTTCTAACCATTCGTTTACCCAAGTTTCTTCTAACTCTTCTCCTAGATCTTTTTTTGCTTTGTAGTTTTCATCTACATAGTCATATTGAGCTTCTCCGTCTTCATCGTAATATTTACGTTTGTATATTTTACGTCTAGATCTCCAACAAGCTTTTATAACTCTTACATTACCGCTAGTATCAAAAGAACCGCCAAATGTTTTAGTTCCTATTTCTGATGGATGAAAAATTTGTAATGCATCTACATCTCCAAAAATATCATTTATTGCGTAGTCTCTATTAAGACCTATAGCAGTACTAGTTTCTGAATTTGTTTTATGACCCGTTTCTAAAAACTCTACATCTTTAGGTTCTAACTCATCCCAGTAATCGTCAATAACTTGGCCTACTGACATGTAGTCGTGCCATACAATAATATCAGAATCCTCAATATACATTGAGCTACCTCCTAAAGTATAAAGGTTCATAGGATTGACTCTTCTCATGACAGGCTCGCCTCCTAGAACACCGCAGTATACAATCTCTTCTCCTGCTACCAACAAATCCTCAAAAGTTCGTAGGAATAAGAAATCTAAATTCTGCTCTTTATATTCTCGTTTTAAAATTTTATTAGCTGTAATTTCTGCAATGTCTTGAAAATCATATGCAGCATAATCCATTTGTTCTTTTAGCTTCTCTTGTATCTCTTCTTCTGAAATAGCGTCTCCTGTAATGATTCTTGTAAAGACATCATCCATTTGTTTTTTAAGTTCTATTTCTTTTCTAGAAATACCTTCTTTATCATTAGCAGATATATAAGCTCTATATTCTTTTCTTCTCTTAGAATATTCTCCTAATAATAAATTTATTTTAGAATTTTCTATTCCTATGTGTTGAAATTGTGCAGGAAGTTTGCTTAGATCTAAGTTATCAGGATTAATGTATCTCTGAAAATCTTTTGGATTAATAATATTAGAACGTAACTTGTAGTTAGTATCTTTCTTTTTAAAATGTGCTCTTAGATCGTAATCAGATGTTAGAAGGTTTTCTGCGTAATCTACGCACTCTTTATACCACTTATCTGTTTTCTTTTTGTCTGATAACTTTTGCCTAGGAAAGCTAATTAAGTTATTCATTTTTACACTTGAGGATTGTGCCATGTGAATTTTTATTTTAATAACAAAGTTAAAGATAAAAATTTAAACTTCATTATCAAGTTTAAATTCTTATGAGAAATCGTTAAATGCTGTCTTATTTGTATTTGTGTTTCTAAGAACTCCAAACTCTTCCCAGTAAGGATCCTCTAAGAATGTTTTTACTTTTTTAGTATTTTCTTGTACGTTTATTTGTGTAGTAGCATCGTGCCACATAAGCATGCCTAAAGATGACACACGGTCAAAGTTTCCTCTTTTATTCCACATAATAAGTTCTTTTATCATTGCTGTAGAATAAATAAGTTCTAATACTCTTGTATCAGAATTGTTAGAAACTGTTTCTAATAAAAAAGATTTAATAAAATCTCTGGCAGTTTGGTTTACTTTTTCAGACGCATTAATTCCCTTAGAAGTGTTACTACCTTGTTTAAAAGTATCAGAGTTACGTAATTGATAAGGAGTGTCTGCTAATAAATACAAACATTTTTTACGTTCAAAGTATGTAAACAGACCAGGTAAGTTTTGCTCGTACATTCCTGTAGCATTATAATATAATAATAATTTTCTACAGATTTCGTAAAAATCATTTGGATCGTCTGTACGTCCTGTATACTCAGCAACTATTTGTCTAGTAAATCTATTCATTACTACTATAGAAGGAAGAGAAGTTGTAGTGGCCCTTGCTTTGTCCACGACATCCATCCCTGCTATATAAGTATTTCTAGGTACAACACCCTCTTCGTTTTTTTGAGGTTTAATCCATACTTCTACACAACCCGCTTTAGGATCTTCTTTTTTAAGCGGGTAGTTACGAATAGGTTTAGCGTCTTGTATAGTAGAAAAATCTACTTCTCCGTTATTGTCAAATATTAATGTGCCTTTAAAAGAACTTTCTAAATACTTTGTTAGTTTACCTCCTTCTAATTCTGACAAATGATTTTTTAAAAACAAAGTAGGAAAGTAAGAACCTTCTACAACTAAGAAAGCTTCTGACGGAACAATAGGTCCGTTAATTATTTCTCCCTGGTAAACAGAAGGGTCGTCAGATTTTTTTGCCTCTTTACGTCTGTGTTCTATATATAACATAGAACGTTGTTCATTAGTAATAAGGTTATCGCCTTCTTTAAACTCATTAAGAGTTTTCCAAAAAGGAACAAAGTATCCTATGTCTCCTCTATTCTCAAAAATATCCTCAAAAACCAAACAGTTATAATCACTAGGATTTCTAAATATACTTTCTGCATACAAGGCCGCTCTACCAGATACAAGACCTCCTGTACCTAGGGCCCACATAACTAGATTCTTTTTTTGCTTTGACTGTTGCGTTGCTTCAATTGCTGCCCAAGATTCTTTTATGTTACTCATAAAACCAACCTCATCTAATACAACTAAGTTAGGTCTAGTACCATTGGCTGCTAGTGGATTATCCTTAAAAGTTCTATGCCTTAACAAAGAACCAGTTTTAGATTGGTATTCTTTATTGGCAGCAAGTGATCCGCTATGACTAACTAGTAGTGGAGAAGGATGTGATTCTTCTGCAGATACTTTATAACTTCCAGGCAACATCTCAAGAGCATGGAGTACTTTTTTAACAAGTGGCCCAGTGTACTTAGTATCAATAGCGCCTATAATAGTATCAGATGCAATGTAGTTCTTAGCTTTTTTACGATCTAAATAAACGTCGTAATCTGTAGCTCCGTCAAATAAATAATTATGATTTAGAATACCAGAACTGCCGTATGACTTACCGCCACCACGAGACTGTATACTAATTAAATGTTTTGCTTCGTTTTTATATAAAGGTTTTCCTAAGTCTGTTTTATGGTTCATACGCAAATAAGATCTTGCGTCCATATAAACTTTAGAATCAATTTCTTTTTGTGTAATACGACCTAAGAGAAGTGCTAAATCTTTTTCTGGTCCGTATCTTCTATCACAAGTATATTTTTTATCTTTTGAAAATCCTGAGAAACCTCTGCACTCTTCGTATATATAATACATTTCCCAATCTAAGTCACGTAGCCAAGGCAAACCAGATGCTTGCGATACAGAGCTATCGTCTTCAAAAAGTATATTATGAAAATTTACATAGTAATATAACGGGCCTGGCATCCACTTGCCCTGTTGCCAATATCCTTCTATACATCTACGTTTTTGTGTTTGCCAATAAGAAATCCTTTCGTAGTATTCTAGTTCAGGGTGCAGATTAGGTATAGTGCCTACAAGAAAGTTAGAGTTGTTTACTATCATAAGGCATCTTCATCTGACAACGAGAAAGTTTGTTTTCCTTTTTTCTGAATCTTTTCTTCTTCAAACGTTGTCTTTATTTTATTGTAATCATCAAATAGTTTAGGCGTAAGTGCTAGCATCTTATCTACATCTGCTAAAGCTTTTGTATCTAGATCTCCCAAAGCATTAACAAGTAATTCTTCGTACATAGATTTTATAGCTTTATCTCTCATCTTAATAGTATCGTTCCAAGAAGTCAAGGCTCTTTCTGCATCTGTTAGTGCTGAATTTTTATAAGACTCTATTACAGGGTTAAGCTTTTTCCAGTTATGAGAAACATCTTTTAAAAAAGTAGCAGACATTTCTTTGTACTTTCCAGGACGATTATAAAACTTTGAGTTAGGAGT